ACGGATCATCGTCGTACTGTGCCGCCATATCCTCGTACATGGCGTCGATCATGTATCCGTGCGCTCGGTCGGCGCAGGTATCGGAACAGAAATCTACGTCACCACCGTGGAACGTACCTGCCTCGTACTCACCGCACACCTTGCACATCGGGACGTGGCCCATATACTCTCCGTTTGAAGTCATACCGTAATATACCCTATTAACTGGCGGAAGTCAAGGGGTTACCGCCCCTGCTCCACCGCTTCGTAATAGAGTTTAAAGAAAGAGGCGGCCTGCTTCGCCTCAAGGTAGGTACGCCACAGCGGACCCGACTGCAGCCCGGTGACGAGGTTGATGACCGCCCAGCCGGAGGCGTTGTTGCCTTCGACTTCTGCGAAGCGGTTGACGCGGTAGGTTTTGTTGATTGGGTTCATACCGTAATATAACCTATTAACTGTCAGAAGTCAAGGGGGCGAGGTGGCGGGAGTCGAGCCAGAAGTTTTCCAGCCCTGGGATACCCGCCGGGTTGGGGGTATTGGGGTTGCGGACACACACCGCCAGTCCACCCTTCCACTGCTCAAGAGCAATGACCGTGACCGTATCGCCCGTGAGCGTGTCCACCATCTGCGTACCGATATCGTTAGTATTAATCATATAAGGTAATATAACCTATTAATGGGGAAAGGGAAGGGGTAAAAACCTCCGTTACAATTCCGTTACAAACCCTTCGGGGTTTATTCGGGGTGTTTTATCACAGCGGGGGCGTAATAGAAAAACCCCCTTGCGGGGGCATTCCTAGAACTTACGTTTTCTGTTCTTCCATCGGTTCCGTCGCTTCTTACTCCCTACCTTGCGACGACCCTTTCCGCACTTGCGTGGATGTGGCATATAACCTCCTGTGATTGTGAACCCACAGGGTATAATTAGTTACGTGCTCTATTTACAAACCGTTTGAGTGCGGTGACTGCTTCCTTGTTCTCTGGTCTAACGAACTCAAGGCGTCCCGCAGTCTTATGATCAAATACCATTGCGCCGACATACTTCTGTACTCCCGAACAACTAACACACGTGTGCGTGTCAGGCAGCACCTCTAGGCGTTCATTTGGGATGGTGCTCTTACAACGAACGCAGGTGCGCATTAGACACCAAGGCGGGCGATCTGTTCCTTCAGTGCTTCCACATACTTCGGACCAAGTTCAACAGCTTCCAGCATGAGGGCGGCCGTATCGGTGCGCTTAAGAAAGGCTTCGTTCGTATGCATGTTAGACTCCTTTAATATGTTTACAAGTTCTGCGGAAGGTGTATCCACTGCAACTGCATTCCCACTTGCCACTCGGCGTGCTCTTGATCGTATAGGTCTTACCCTTGCTTCCCTCTACGGTACGCACGTGCGGCTGAAAAGGTTTAGAGACGGGGCGTTGCCATTCAAACTGTGCGAGGGTGGTGCTCATCGGCAGTGCGGTATCTGTAGGGATCTCCATCTTCCCTGCGATGAGCTTGGTGACAGTCCCGCCGTAGACCTTCATGTAGCCGTTGGGGGTGCGGGACAGCGTGGGCGGATAAGTGGACCAAATCTTATATTGCATGTTACGGTGGGTTGGGAGTGAGCAGTTCTGGCGTCTCATGTGTCTCCTGCTCTTGTTACCTTTGCAATGTAGCCTCTATTGTCATGGCTAGTGACTCAACCCCGACCATATGGTTCTAGCCAACTCATGTGGTCGCATCCTCTCTGATTAGGACGGTAGGACTCCCTTCCCTTCACTCTTTTAATATATCACCATTGCGACTGTTTGTCAAGGGTCGTAATGCTTTCAATCAACTGATAGCGGTTCCAGAGATCCAGCACTTGATAACTGGCGTATAGTTCATCCTCCAGCTTATCAAGGAACATCTCCCGATCTGCATAGCTGATCGCCGTTTCCTCGCCATCCTCTAGGACGTTCTCGCCACGTACGAGCTTCACATACAACTGCTCAATATCGGGCACCAACTCTTCGCAGGCAGTCAAGGTGCGTTCAAAGTCAGAGCGGTAGAGTGGATCGCTGCTCAGTGTCTCCCATGCAATGGCGATCTCATTGGATGCGTCGAGGGCTTCCTTGCGGATCTCCTGCAACGTCGGGCGGTTCATCGGCTGCCACTCACGGGCAGGGTATGATCAAGGATTGCCTTGACACTCACCTTCTTCTTGCTCTGCATCCACACCTTATACTCGGCAATGGCTTCTGCCATCTTGCGTTCGTACGTGGTCTGCTGTGCGGGACTGACGATCTGCTTCTTGCGTGGCATCTTAGAACTGCTCCATGATGAAGAGGATGAGACGACCAGCCCAGTACCCTACGGAAAGGATACCGACGAACACCATAAGATTAATGAAGTCAGGTGACATACTGTATAATAACCTATTAGTGGAAGTTTGTCAAGTGCCCCGGGAGGGATTCGAACCCACGACCTATTGGTTAAAAGCCAACTGCTCTACCAACTGAGCTACCGGAGCGAGGGGCCCTAATATTTAGCGAGGTCTAAGGCCAATCCTCGTGCCCGTCACTTGACGAAGGTCTGGGCGAGGGCGTGGGCTCGGTCCTGCACCGCCGAGTCAGCCACCGTGATGGCGATCCCGAGCTTGTTGAACACATCCGCCATCTGGTTGTAGTTGTCGCCGTGCAGGTTCTCGCTGTTGGCTTCAATCGCCACACGAGCCTTGACGAGTGCCGCCTCAATCTTGCGGAGGGCCTGGATTTCCTTGGTGAGAGCCTTACGAGCGGTAGCCTTGCGAACCTTCGAAACGTCCTTAGCCATGTTGATCTCCTTTGAGTGTATGATCTAATATAACCTATTAACTGCGGGAAGTCAAGGGGTTACCAGTTATATTTTCTGTCATATTTCTCATCTTCCCACAGGTCCATCATTTCCCAATATTCCCGATTCGTCAACCCAGCCTGGTTGCTAGGACCGTGGTAGTAACCACCCACGGCGGACTCGTCACGCTTGAGGGTAGGGGCGGGGGTGCTGCTCTGCGTCTGTGCGGTAGTGTTGTCGTTTGTCATATACTGTAATATAACCCTATATTGGGTAGAGTCAAGGGGTCTAGGAAACTGTTACATTTCCTTCGGGGTTTCTTCGGGTTACCGTAGGCGGATACGCCGTGGGGGCTCTGGTTGGGGTTCCACTTTGGGGGCGGGAAGGGGGCTAGGCGACTCCCTGGTCCGTTCAATCCACCGCAGGGTAAGGATGGTGAGGGGTGTCGCTACCCCCACACAGGCGAGGGCGGTGAACAGAATAATAAGATACATCATGAATGGCTGCTCCCATCGGGCAGGACGGCGATCCACATGGAGCCGGTATTGATCATGAACTCCTTCCCACCCGATCCGAAAACGGGCTCGACGATTACCGTGTGCGTCAACCCCCATGCGAAGGCAATCTCACACGCCCGTTCGTATTGGGGCACCGTCATGTGGGCAGAGTACCCATTGGCATACTGGAAACGGTAGGCGAGCATCTTAGGACACCACCGTCTCTACGATCTCGTAGTAGTCGTACCGCGTCTCATCCAAGTCTTCCTGCTCAGCCGTCAGAGACTCACCGTAGGCAACGGCGGCGTCACGGGAGAGGAACACCCGCACCGTATCAAGTGCCTCACCTTCGTAGTTCACACCACCTGCCACCACATAGACCGTAGACATATCGTTTTCCTTTCGTTTAGTGTATGATGTATTATAACCTATTAACTACGAACTGTCAAGGGGTTACTTCGTACAGATCAGTGTGCCAGTCCAGACGTAGAGGGTACCCTTGACCTTGAGGTCACCGACCGTGATCTCGTGCTTGACGCAACCGAGACGGACTGCCGTGTGAGTGAGTTCGATGGACACCTTATCCCGACCGAACTGCATGTCACGGGATTCACGAGTGATGGTGACCGTGGTGTCGGTGACCAGCGTGACAGAAAGAAGCAGTGAAGTAATCATAGTATAATAATACCACTGCCCCCTGCCCCCGTCAAGTGTGGAGAATGATTGTTACAAACTTCGGGAGAATGTAACGATGAGCGCTGGGGGGTTGACAGTGGATCCAAGCGGGTGTACGCAGAGGTTTCACGTAACTGGACGAAATGTCATGTCGAAAACCCGCGGGTGGGTGACGTGCGTTTCGCTACCATTTTTTCCTGAAAACTTTTTTTTCCTATACGGTAATTAATGATTTCTGTCTATCCGTTACAAAAAATTCCGCTGAAAATTTTTTTGCTAGGGAAAGATATGCGGAATCAATTTACTAATCACTGCTTTAATATGAACGGTTTTATAGCCCGTCTGCTGTCGTATCTGCTCAAGAAATTCTTTTTTATGATATTTGGTCAGTACATCATGGTTATGGAATAAGGCAATGACGGCGGTTGCAATCTTTCGTTGCCGAATCTTCTTGAAAATAGTAGGAATATGGAGCGTACGCATCCGTTCATAAATGGCATCAGCAGGGGTATCATCCATATCCATATAATACATCAGTTGTGAAGGATATAGCGGAGTTGCCGTGATCGGTTCATAGTCATCGGCATGCTCCAACATGTCAGCAACTTCAATATAATGATTCCATCCCAGTATATCACTATATTGCGTGGTAGTACGATGTTTTACTTCTCGTGCATGTAAAATACGATGTTTAATAATAACGGTGAAATAACTGAAACTCTTTCCTTGATATTCATTATATTTTGGTAATTGCAACGTAACATGCGTGAGAATATCATAAAACTCTTCCATATCGAGCGTAGCTACCCCATAAAACTTACGCAATAAGATTTCAATCATAGTACGAAGAGGCTTATCTATATGGGTACGATATAAGGTTTCCCGCTCATCGAAATCGGTTGACTGGTTATATTGTACGATAATGTCGTCGAGCGTATTAGACCAATAGATAGGCATAGATATAGGGTGAAAGAGTATGATATGAATATACCCTTTGGGAAGAGCGCTGTCAAGATATGTATAGGGGTACCCATTGAGCGAGCTAGCGCTATGATTAAAATATGGATGCCATCCGACCCAAGTAACCCCACCAAATTTAATACGGGCCATTCCATGTTGTTTGACTGGGATCCCCACACAGATCAGATCGCCTATACAACTTCGTTTGAGGACAGTGATTGGATCGTCCTACTTTATTTAGACATAGATACTATGAACGAGTGTTGGGCGTACATTCAACGACACGGAGTTATTGGTGAGAAAAAGGTCATTGTGTTGAATGTATTTCATCTATACGAACACATGTACGACTGGTTTTTTGACGAGCCGCGAGACGCACCAACGACCAAATTTCTACGTGAAATGGTGAAGCAGAATAATCTAGTGTTTATAGATCATAGCTTACATACTCGGGATACTACTGACACGTTGCCTAACGATGTGCTTTTTTATGATTTATGTTGGCATCGACATATTGTATATTTCTGTGAATATACTGCGCACGATTTACGTGATCGACTGTATACGTATGATGCCACTCAAGCAATGTATACGTTAAATCCGATTGAAAAAAACGTAACTGCTAAACATTATCTTGCAATTATGCGTACGTATGAAATATCTGACGAACTATACGTTCCGTATAGAACGCTTGCTAGACGTTTATTGCGAGAGGTCTTAGATCCAACCAAAGGTTATATAGGTGATCAGTCAAACGGAATTGTTATTGATGCACAAGAAATGACACCACGTATCACAGACGTATTGTTTAGTCAGGGAGGAGGAACGTTTTGGCCTGCACACAACCGATATTATGAGGATAGTATCGTATCCATTTATGGTGAAACATGTGTACGAACCACGGGGTATCGTGCTATTACGGAAAAAACATGGGATCCGCTCATCAAAGGAAATTTTATTTTACCGTACGGATATTCGGGATTAATAAAAGATATTAAGTCGTATGGATTTCTATTACCCGATTGGATTGATTATAGTTATGATGATATTCCGGACGACCCGGTGATTCCCAATGATGGTCGTGAGTCACGACTGTATCAATATTTTGCATCCGTGAAGAAATTATTGGACATGAATCAATCCACGTTATATGATTTATATAAACGAGATAAATATATATTAGAACACAACCGTGCCTTATTTTTTTCTGTGAAACGAGAAAGTTTACTAGAAAAAATCAAAGCCAATTTTTCCTCACGACATGATATCATTACTTGACATCTTAATGGAACGCACCGAAGAATATAGCGATGGCGAAGTATGGGTCACGCCGAAAAAGTTTTATGGTGCGAAAAGTAATACGGGGGATATCCGATACTTTATAGATCGGGAAGATGCGGTGAAATATGCGCAGGGGAAAACTAAACCGCCACACGTTGGGCGCCCAGAACCCAAGGACCATAAGCAACATCACGAGCCAGTCCAACACTATACAAAGTAACGGAACATACGAGAGTCGAACTCGTCCTTACAGCTAAAGCAAACAAATGTAGTGAAGCGGTAGTTACAAACGGACTAGACAAATTCAATTTACGTTATAATAATTTGTTAAAATCAATTATTTTTGCTGCCAATTTTATAGCCGAATCTATTTTTGCATTTTCTGCGTACCAATCGCGTCCGTTCTTAGCCAAGAAGTTTAAATATTCATCATCGTTTTTTATCTGTTCAAATTTTTCCAGATAACGATCGGCTAATGTTTTCCAATATATATCAGACGGTTCATTTTGAATGTCTTCATATTCAACAGCTGCATAATGATAATCCGGGATGAGTTCGTTGTGATATTTAGCGGTTATCTTTTTTCGCAGTAATACGTTCCCGAGTCCTAATATTTCTACGTCACGGTTACACGTTTCCGCTGCACCAGGAAGTCCCAATGCAATTCTATGTGTAGTAAGATCTTCGAAATATTCATCCGGAGTATAATAATCCTCTGTTACATTAAATCGGTTATCCGACGCCATATATCTTCTAAAATCATAAAGCTTTCCGTTAAACTTTAGTTTATCATGTATGACCTTTGGAATATTAGCATTATATAAATCTTCAATTTTATTTTCAATATATACAGTGGTTGGGATGAACGTGAACGGCGTATATGTAAATTTCCAAAATTTACTGTGCACACCGGTACTTGTCAATAATTGTACGCAATTTTCATAATCCCAGTCTGTACCATCTCTGTGATATACTACATCTTCAAGTCTGTCCCAAAAAGAAATTAAAATATATTTTTTAGTGACATCATTTTCTATTATAGTATAAAATCCTCCAAATTTGCATGCACCGTGCCACTGATCACTTACACCTCGTAAATTTTTCTCTATCTCTCGGTCTTTTAAGACAAGTTCAATTCCAGAAGGACAATTTTTAGATAAATACTCATAAAATCTATAATGAAATGCGGTAAAACTCCAATTATCATCTCTGGGAAGTGCATATATATTAATTTTCATGTACGCTTTTTCCTCTGATGTTATGTATAAACGTTTCTCCGGTTATGTCGTGTAGTAGTAACACGAGCCAGTCCAACACTATACAAAGTAACGGAACATACGAGAGTCGAACTCGTCCTTACAGCGTGACAGGCTGTCGTCCTAACCGATAGACCAATGCTCCAACTGCCAGTTCGGGGAGCGACCCCGTTGTACCCAACTGGCGGTGAGTAGTGAGATGACTATACCAAATGGTAGGAAGACATGCTCACACGTTTGTATTACGGAACGATAACTGCCTTTGCCGTCTTGGTGACCGTACCAACCGTTGCGGTGATATCAGCCCTACCAGTGGACAGACCCGTGACCAATCCGTTGGCGGACACTGCAGCCAACGTGAGATCTGAAGAAGTCCACGTAAAGATGCGACCATTCAATGCTGCGGTGGACAGAACCACACTATCTGCATCAAACGCCTGTGCACTAAACTGACGCGTCCCACCAACCTTGATATCTACACTGTCAGGTGTCACGGTAAGATACTGAATACCGACTTGACTGACGGTAACGTTAAATAGTCCCACCTTGCCTTCCACAACACATGTAACGACTGCGGTACCTGCCGAAATGCCGGTCAATACACCTGTTGCTGATACGGTGGCAACCGTGGTATCCGTACTCGCCCATCCAAAGATACGCTGGTCTGCGGTGAGTGTCGTACCGCCCGTGCTCTTCAACGTACTAAACAACTGGATATTCCGTCCAATTTGTGCGGGCTTGAGTGCGGTGACGGTAACGGTGGATACGGGAACCAATGACGTATTAACCACTAAACTTGCTGACTTACCGCTTGAGGTCGCAGTAATAGTGGTCGAACCAGCGGACACCGCGGTAATCAATCCTGTTGCGGATACGGTAGCGACGGCAGTATTACTGGATGTCCATGTGACTGCAAAACCACCAAGAACATTGTTGTTAATGTCTCGTGGAGAAGCGGTCGCAAGTACGGTCTGTCCCACAAAGAACGGGGTGGGAACTGCTGCGACCAAGGATACCGTGGCAACTGATGCGTCCGTCACGAATACAGTGGCGGTGGCAATCTTTCCTTCAACGGTAGCCATAATCGTCGCCTGACCCTTCGTGACACCCGTGACAATACCAGTGGATGAAACCGTGGCAACTGGCGTGTTATTGGATGACCACGTAACCGTCTTACCCGTCATCACCGAATCTCGTTGATCCTTGACCGTTGGGGTAATATTAATCGTGCGACCGACTTCAATCTGCGCAGCCGTAACGTTGAGTGCTACCGTTGTAACAGCCGGCGTGACCGGCGTTGGGGCAACCACTGCTTCGGTACATGCGGCGAGACTGAATACTGCAATTGCTGCAAACAAAACTCTCTTCATGTTCTACTCCCTATAAAGTGAAAAAAACTAACAACCGTACAATATGTGGTTGTCTTAAAACTGGACTATCTTGTCCAGAGCACGTCCGGAGGGACTTGAACCCCCAACCCCTAGTTTTGGAGACTAGTGCTCTACCAATTGAGCTACGAACGCATGAAAACACGGACTCTAGAATGGTTCCTGCACACCATCCATGTTTTCGCAGGAAAGCTCCCAGAGAGGGACTTGAACCCCCGACCCGGTGATTAACAGTCACCTGCTCTACCGACTGAGCTATCTGGGAATATGACTTATTGTAGAAAATCCTCACCCTTGTAATCGGGATGATCCTTCATCATGTCATCTATCCCTTCGGTCCATTGGATTGCGATAAAGATACAACATACGATAACAATAATACCGACGATAAACATTATTCTTCCTCGTGTCGTAAAAATCTATGAGCAAGGTAGGTGCCACCACATGCGGTAATGACAATGACACCAAACCAAAGAAACGCTCCAATCATGAAGTCTTCCGTCCTCGTGCTACAAATCCAAGTCCGACCAATCCCAATAACATCATTGCGTATGTAGTGGGTTCAGGAACCGTAGTTACAGGACCATGACCACGACGATCAAAATTGGTATTCAAGACTTCATTACCCCTACTGGAAATTCTCACGTTATCCACAAACCCTTTGTACTGATACGGCCATTGACTACCCAATCCAACCCCAACACCAACTACTTGCTTGTCACCGTAGCAATCAATAAGTTTTGTGATACTCAACGTTTGTACATTCCCGCCCCAAATTGGCATTTCATTGGTAGTACAAGGATTCGTATTCAGACTATACCCAACCCCATCACGATACCAGAAATTGCCATTCATCATGTCTGAAGTCTGCCATGTATCAACATAACTTAAATCGTTGTCAATTGGACGATTGAAATAATTTTCCCATACAATCTCTGTATGGTCACTAAAGAACAAACGAAACGCAGGTGACTTATACTTCCAATCATATAGTTGAATGCCATCCTTGGTTATATCCGCATCCCAATTCGGATTAGAGACACGGAACCAATCAAAACTCAAGTTGGTGATATCAGATAACATACCCCAATTGGTTTCTGCGTATCGGTAAGCAAAGATCCAATCGTTCATCTTACCTGATGTTTGGAGTTGTAAAGATTGCTCACCGACATCACCAAACCCATATCGTGGATTTGCGCCTGTGACCGTAGCATTTCCATTTCCTTGGGTGACGGTATACCATCCCAAGTCCTGTTGTACCAAATTCTGTTGTGAAACAACTTGTGCGTGTGCAGTATTAACTGCGAGTAGTAAAGCAAGAAATAGTTTTTTCATAATTTAATCCCATAGTCCTTCGTAGTATTTACCAAAAAGACGAAACCCATTACTGATCCGTGCTTGATACGCTGTTCGTGCGTCCCAATCACATTCCCCTTCAGTTTTCCATTTGAGAGGACTGACATCCACTTTAGAAAATCCGTCCATTATCTTTCCAGTTTCAAACGGATCGTTCCAATCAATTTCGGGTTTCACCTTCCAGAACTGTTCTTCCCAATCATTGAGCTTACTTTCAAAGGCAAAAATCATCTCATCTAATACATACTCCCACCGCTTGAAATGATTCTCATCTACGTCATATTCACCAACTAGTTCGGGCTTTCGCAGTTCTTCAGGAACATCCTCTGCATCAACGTTGGGTGCCCCATGTTGCGTTGCCTTGAGTTGCTTCAACATCGGAGCAATGATATGAGCAAGAGTATTATCCATACTCCATGTATCCCACGGGTCAATCTGAACCTTGATCTTTTGCTCACGGTCTGCTTTTTTTGGATACTTTCCGATAAAGACTTTCATAGATTTAAGTGTTTCTTTCTCAATATATTATAGCCGTGCTGTAAATGCATAGTCTGGAACTTGTACCACAACATGATAATGACGACTAAGAAGTTGAAAACGTAATTCAAAATGAGAGGAATGTTATGTAACGAGAGTGCGTAAATCGTCATGAAAACTTCACCCAGAAACCACAAGACCAGCATGGGCCATCCAATATGACATCGTTTGTCTTGTATCGTTCTGATCAATTCTGGTACCGCATTGATCGTGAGAAAGATACTGCCGATATAACCGATTAATTCCATATTATTTTGCTAAACTGTGTTTGGTTGGTCGCCCGTTTTCATCAACACACACAAATATCATTTCGTCAATATCCACGATAACTCGTTGTGTGGTAAGATCACGTACCTGTACTTCTAAGGTGATAGATGTTGTACCAATCTTCTTTAGGGCAATGCCAATTTCTACGACATCCCCTTGAAATGCCGGTGCGGCGAAGTTGATTGCCGAAATACTTTTGGTAACGACTTTCTTGTGCCGTGTTTCAATTGCTGCATAGATTGACGCTTCTTCGTCTACCCATGCCAAACACCGACCACCAAACAATGTCCCATTAACGTTGAGGTCGCCGGGCTGTACCAACTTTCGTGTAAGGAATCGCATAACCTTTATCGTTTAATGTCTTTTTGAATATCCTTCTTTACTTGCTCCAAATACTTTTCCCGTGTCTCTTGGGTAACAAATGGAACACTCCAGAACTGGCGTGTCTTTGCCTTAAACCATCCGAAGACGAATGAGTACACACCAAGGGATAACCGTAATTTAACCGCATTGAGGTACAAAGTCAAGACCGGAAGCGCAGGAGCTCCGTGCGTTAAATATGTTCTAACTCTCTTATTAGATAATAATGGTTTTGGATATCCATACTTAGGAATTAATGGCATAAACTTGTAGGCAAATCCTGGCGTGAATACCACATCAAAAAATTCTTCCATCAATGGAGTACAACGGAACCACCAGACAGGAGATATAAAATATATACGGTCTGCCCATGTGACAAGATCTTTATAATGCTGGATAACTTCTTTTTTCTTAATAGAAAGATCGTCTTTATATAGATCAATAATTTCTATATTTTGTTTGTGTTGCTTGAGTTCGTGTTGAATGGTTTTCATGATACCATTATAACAAAAACTCTTTCTGTCGGGGTGACCGATAACAATAAGATTATTCATATGGGTAGAAAAAGGGAAATCGTCACTCAAGGAGTTGAACCTTGGACCTTCCGTGTATCAGACGGATGCTCTAACCAGGCTGAGCTAAGTGACGGTATAACGAGACATATTCTCGTCCCCCATTGGGACTTTTCATCGCGCTGGCTAGGCTGCTTCGTTGCGTAGTCCCGGTTTGCCATCCGCTCAAGGCTATCAACCAATGATGAATATGTCTCGTTTAAATGGGAGTGGAAGGATTCGAACCTACTCGGCTTATTAGGCGACAGATTTACAGTCTGGTGCAGTCCTCCAACTCTGCGGCACTCCCATATGCACTTAGAGGGAGTCGAACCCCCACGGTTTCCCGCCAGATCCTAAGTCTGGTGCGTCTGCCAGTTCCGCCATAAGTGCGTATGCCCCAAGAAGGATTCGAACCCTCGCTGTTTGTTCCGAAGACAAAAGTGCTATCCACTACACTATCGGGGCAAGGGTGATCGACGAGAATCGAACTCGCAGCCTTCGGAACCACAATCCGATGCTCTAACCGATTGAGCTACAATCACCATAGAAACGGACAGTGAGGGATTCGAACTCTCGGAACCTTTCGGTTCGACGGTTTTCAAGACCGTTGCAATAGACCACTCTGCCAACTGTCCAAGATGCCTTCGGTGGGAGTTGAACCCACAAAACCAGGATTTTGAGTCCCGTACGTATGCCAGTTCCGTCACAAAGGCGTATGGACAATGACGGATTCGAACCGCCGACCCTCGCTGTGTAAAAGCGATGCTCTAACCAGCTGAGCTAATTGTCCAAGAAAATGTGTGCAGAAAATTGACAAGATTTTCTGTACCGATAGAGTCCGTGTCATATGTCACATTCTCTGTTTCTCGCCGGAGCACTGCTCGGTAAGCAGCTATTAGTCACACACATTTTAAAATGTTAGACGAACCATGAAGTCTTTTTCTGTCACAGTTTAACCGCCAGATTCTGCGATTGCACCTAACATTTAAATAGGGGAAGAGGGATTCGAACCCCCGACCTCCTGCTCCCAAAGCAGGCGCGATAACCGGACTACGCTATTCCCCTAAAGAGCTGACAGAGGGATTTGAACCCCCGACCTACTGATTACAAATCAGTTGCTCTACCAACTGAGCTATGCCAGCACAAACATTAACATTCATCATTCTTGTGTCTTGATCGGCATGTTGAGCATCAAGACGTATTTACCCATCACGCATGTATGCCCATGCGAAAAGTGAGATAACAAAGCGGGAAAGATGTTGTCCTGCAATATCAGGTGATGAAGAGTTGCAACTTTCATCTGTGTGCCGCCTGGACGGAGACTCATTCACCAGGTTCCAGCCACCCCTATACAACGTCGGCATTCATCCTCAGTTCCTTTCGGTGAGTTTCAGGGAACTTTCAAACAGATGTCTTTCCATACGACCACTAATCGGGTAAGACCCGCCCTGCAATGTTATCTATACTTTCTGATTATTTCAAATATCTTTTTTGTATCCGTTAATTCCATACCAGTTCTACCGACCAAAAATGCAATCGTAAATCCATGTTCGGCCATAAACTTTTCTGACACGATATTGCCGTTTACTTTATGTAAATAGATCCACGGATAGTTTCCGACTAACGTGAGTTCTATTCCAATTTTTTGTAATCGTTTATATAACCTATCTAATCTGTTCATACAAAAATCAATTCGTCAATATCCAAGATACGATATGTACCGCCTTCTACTCGTTTGTGCATGTGGCCAGAATAAATATCTGGGAATCCCATACTTCTCCACGCATTTTCAATAATATCTTGATTATGATCGTGCCAATCTATGGGAACACCAAATTGTAATTTACCACGAGGATCAAAATGATCGTTGATCACAGAGTTCGGTGGACAGTGCGTTAAGAACATATCAATCTTTTTATCTTTCACATTTTCCATCAAACGAAGAACTTCTTGCGGACTGATATTCTCTTCTTCATCCCAATGCCAATGGTAACGAATTCGGGTATGTTTGTCAATACTTGCTGCACCACCCATGAAGGCAACCGTCCGACCATCCAACTCCATCACAGTTCCACGGGGTACATAAAACAAATTTGTATCTTCCCAAATTTGTGTAACGTCGGTCAACCCAACCCAACGTGTACAATCGTCATGGTTCCCATCAATAAAATAGACCGGGATGTTTGATTTTGAACAAACGTATTTAAACGTTGCATCCATTTCATTCTTCGTGAACATTCCAAAATCACCAAGTTGAATAAGAGCAACCGCACCTTGATCCTCTGCTTGTTTAATTGCCCAAGCAAGTCGTTTGGTATTTCCGTGAATGTCACCTAGAAGTGCAATCATAATGTTCTCGTGAAAGTAGATCTTTTACCGAATAGATAGTATCATCAATTTGAACATATAATTTACATTTTGCCATATGTTCGACAATTTTATACTGTTCTAAAAGTGTCATCAAATTCATATAAACCTCAATAATTTAGAGCACGTGGCGGGAGTCGAACCCGCGTCTCTAGCTTGGAAGGCTAGGATAATAGCCGTTATATGACACGTGCAATATGGTCCTTGAGGGACTTGAACCCCCGCACTTCGAATTATGAGTTCGCTGCTCTAACCAACTGAGCTAAAGGACCAGTACTACAAAGTCCGCCCCACAGGACTTGAACCTGTATATCGTCCGTATATAAGACGGATGCTGTCACCATTTAGCTAGAGGCGGGTATTCATGCTTCCACTTGGATTCGAACCAAGACCTAAAAGATTAAAAGTCTCTTGTGCTGACCGTTGACACTATGGAAGCAGTACTACAGTGCCCCGAGCCGGAATCGAACCGGCAAGCTTTTTAGGCGGGAGATTTTAAGTCTCCTGTGTTTACCGATTTCACCATCGGGGCAGTAAAGTGGATCCAGTCGGGATCGAACCGACGACCTTTCGCTTGCAAAGCGGACGCTCTCCCAGCTGAGCTATGGACCCGTACTTCTAATTACATCTTGGTACTGTCACATACCAGTTTAGGATCACACTTACCACCACCAGTTAGTGTATCACCCGTTACCACAGAAGTATCACCAACAACTCGTGCGGTATCACTAGTCGTATCAGACGTATTTGACGTACATGCTGCGGTAAACAGAATTGCTGCGAAAAGAATATTACGCATATTTGTAATTCTCCATATTGTTTTGTATTACCATACGTCAAGGATGTTTGACGTACATAGGCCCACATGGAATCGAACCATGATATGCGGATCCAAAGTCCGCCGTAATGACCGTTATACTATAGGCCAATAGAGGTGGGGAGGTGATTCGGGTATTTTCTAGGTACCCAAGGTTACCAGCACGGTCTAGAACCGCTCCCCTCCAACCTTCGTAATTCACCTATCAGAATTACTAACGTAATCCATAAATCTAACCGTATTATGGTACGGATTGAATTCCAAGTTTAACGTCCGGCAATTCAACTAAGTAGACGAGAAGTACGGCGTATGGGAGTCGAACCCATCTTGTGGCCTTGAAAGGGCCAAGTCCTAACCGATAGACGAACGCCGCATTGTGGGGTTGGTAACTCTTCTGGTTGCGTGACCCACTCTGGTCACCAACCCCCGTGCTTTTCATATTTCTTTTGTCAAACAACGTATCGTTCTTCATTACTCTTGTAATATAACCCCGTTTACGTCATTTGTCAAGGGGTCAGTTTTTATTCGTAATCTTCGTAATCGTAAATCTCATATGGGTTCAACGGCTCGTCTTCTGGAATAATTTCTTCATAATGCTTTCTATTCTTTCTAGGAACACTTTTACCAACTGTATCGTCTTCTCTGTGACGAGCTCTCTTGTCATATTTCCGTTGATCTTTATACGTCTTACCCATGTGATTCTACGTCCTCCACGTTGATTTCAATTTCTAGTTCAGGGTTAGCCTTCAGTTTAATTAGCATGGTACATCGTTGGTTGGTGACACGAAAACAGTCATCCACTATATGTGCTGCCCAACCTTTCCACGGACCATCCCTAATACGTATCAGAGTTCCGATCTTCATAATCATTTTTTAGAAAGAGGCGGACGTATTTCCCCACGGCGTATTACCTGCCGAATCAGACGGGAGATACTTCTGAACCAACTGCTTCATGTAGGTACGTTCCGAATCCACACCACCTGCTTCACTGAAGAAGGGGTAGATACACACCTCTGCTGCCTCTGCGAGACTGAACCCATCGTGAATCAACCCTGCCATCTCCACTGTCAGACGACTGGAAATAGAGGTAGTAACCTTTGGGTCATCCGACCGAGCTTGTACACGAGTGTGCGAGGCAATTTCCGAAATTGCAATTACATCTTTTTCTGTCAGATTCGGGTATGTCATGCGAAGTAGGGTAGCTTCGTCATCCTTGGACAGTGGCTCCATCTCAACAATTGCGGAGAACCGATCCATCATGGCACGATCCAGAACACGAGTTGCGGTATACTCAGCACCGATATTGGCGGTGGCGACAAACGTGACACCCTTCGCAACCTTGATCGTCGGCGTTTCCGGCTTTTCATCAATACGGAGATAACGCTGATTTTCATCAAGGACCGTCATCAGAATATTCCACGCGTCTGGATTCGCACGAGTCAATTCGTCCATAAGGATAATTGCATTTTCCGTTTGAATAGCACGGACGAACAGAGCGTCAGCAACGTGCGTACCCTTGTCCTTACTGTAGTGCGTATTTCCGATAAGAGTAGAACGCGGATCGGTAGTTGCGCCAAGGTTGAAGTAGAAGAACTGCCGACCATTAAGAGCCTTAGCAACACTCTGGACGGCGAGAGTCTTACCGCAACCAGACGGACCCGTCATCATGATATTCTTACCACGAACAACCGAGCGCATCAGATACTTCCACTTGAGATCCGAAAGAATCAGATTCGTCGGACGAAGCGTTGCACTATTCTTGATGAACTGCTCAACGTCCTGCTGCATCTCATCCGTACGATTATCTACATTATCCAACGGGACCGCCGTCTTTGCAAGGTGATTGTAGTAACTAATATCCTCGTGTCGCCACTGCGTACCGCCAGTCTTGGTTGTCGCCAACCGAAAACATCCACCCTCCTTTCGGAGAGCTCGTACCGTATGAGCAGGGAGATCGGAATACGACTTACCGTTCAGATCCACAACATCACCCGCGTCATTCAGGGTTACTACGATTTCCTTAGCCACTGTTTCCTCGTTGTTAGAAAGTTTGTTTAATTGACACTCTTATAATATAACACCTTTTGCCCTACTTGTCAAGTACCCCGAGTTAATAACAATTTATTAAGGGTTCGGAGTACTTCACCAGCATTTTCTACATTAATAAATTCCGCATTTTCCCCGTACATGGTCTTGAAAGCACGGACTCCACTATACGGAGTATTCATAATTCTCTCTTTCGGAACTTCACTAATAAAATAACTTAGTACCTTGACTCCACGATCACGAATTTGCTTGATCATCGCACGGGTATGATTCCACGCATGTTCGCCACCATAATTGTAGTAGTCCGACGACGACCCCGATGTGTCCTTGGTTGACAACGACGACCTTTTCGTATAACTGAATGACGGTTCCCCGTCACTGAAGTTAATGAAATACACATCGTGCGTGTCAGCACATTCAAGAACGAGATCCAACGTTGCCTTGAAGCACAGACCTTCTGGCGTTCCACCCGCAGGAGCAATCTTCCGAACATTCTTCATAAACGTCTGAAACTGATCACGGCGTGAATCAAAGATAATACTCACGAGTGGAATTTCCGTACCGCCCCGAATACTAATGACAGTATCCACGTTCCGAATCTTACTACCAACGTATGCAAGTGCAACCGCGACGGCAATCGTCTTGTTCCACTTGTCACCCGACATAGAACCCGATGCGTCAATCGTCAGATGCAACATCGCAGGACGATGAATATCCGTACGACTCTTATGGAATACCTGTTCAATATCCATACCCAACTGTGCGAGCAACCGACGATCAATATTACCCTGCGGAAGTCGCGTCTGCTTCGTCATCATTGGATCATTACGCACTTGGAGACGTTGTGCGAGAATGGCACCCATCCTGCGACCGGCGACGATTGCTCGTTCCTTATGTGAACTATTCCAATGATTACGGAAGATGTACCAATCCTGCTCCAACACCTTATCGTTGAGCTTTCGGAGAACAATGCACCGACCGAACGGAACACCATCGCCCTTGATATCTACCATGTCAGCCTGTGCCTGCTCAATTGCAGAAATTGCCTCGGCTTCTGCCTTGGTAATCTTTTTCTTCTTTGCTTCACCAGCAATCACTTCTTGAGCCTTCTTCATTTCCTTTGCAGCCTTTGTGGGATCAAACTTGCCCGGCTTACCCTTCTTGTCGGTTTCAACATCAGTTGCAACCATTTCCGACGATTCGGGCATATCCAAATTCGGCAAATCTTGAAGAGGGGTGGGTGGCGTACCAGTACTATCACCGTTCTCAGGCGACTGATTATTGGAAGGCTTCTGACCTGCTTCCTCTGCGTCAGCAACAAACTTGAGAATATGTACATAAATCAAATTTGCATCTTTCCACAGACGTGGCATCGTCTCGTACTTAGAAGACGTTTGCCAATCATGCGACGGTTCACCAACACGTTCAATCGTATCAATGTCCATCAACTTGTACAACTTCTTCATACCCGGCAGTGCGTCCATCTTATTTGCGGGATGGAAGAAATAGATTAGACGATTAATATAATTCTCTACCGTCAGTTCACGCCACTGCGGATTGAACCGAAGATTCTTACCAACTTCTGCGGTAAAGAAATATTTTTCGTACAGTGCATTGTAGTACGGACGATAGCCAGGCGCTGTCTGATATACGTACTTGTCAATGCGGCGATCTTCTAACACGTTCATGATGGTATGAATATCTTCAAACGCCGTACGAAGACGTTCGAGGCGTGCGTACTTATCAGACGAATTACTATTAATAGTCTTCGTCAGTGCGGGATGAAACAGATTGTTCATCACATCTCTGTCGGTGTATCCGTTCCAGTGAGACGCATCATATCCAGACGTTACCACGTTTCGTACATTCTGGATTGCCGTAAGAAATTGAAAATTAGACAATTTGATGTGCGCAGCCTCGTGAAGTGCAAGACCGACCATTGGATCAAACTTGTTGGCATCTTCGTCAGCAGAAATAACAACCGTGCTGCCGTCCGTATAGGAATTACGACCGCTGGAAAATTCTACTTTAATGTCGTTACGGTTGGTCAGAATATTCACGAAATTGGAAATACCCCGACGAACTGCCGCCAACCGCATCATACGAATAAGTGTTTCGTCGCGGGAAGGGCCTGTTTCAATATCGTCATCATCAAACACATCCTGATCCAACCAGTAGCTTGAGTGCTGGGGCTTCGTTGTCATGTTTTCCTCATTTAGAAGTATACCTTAATATACACTTATAATACCGAAAAGTCAACCCCCTGTCAACTTTTGTTACAATTGACAGGGGGTTATTACTATTAAATTATATTATAATTAATCTTCCATTAACTCATCGGGAGAACAGGCAATTAGCCGATTTCCAATTTCTACCATATAAAAGATGTGTCCTCGTACCGTATCAATTCGCCGAATAATCCCAACCTTTCCATTATACGTGTGTTCTGCGTGATCGTAAATCTGCACCACGTTATTGACACCGAACATGAATACTCCTTGTGTGTTGTGAACGGTACTACGGGAAGCCTCCTCGGAGGGAGTCGAACCCCCGACCCACAGATTAGAAGTCTGTTGCTCTATCCATCTGAGCTACGAGGAGAAGCGGAAGGTGAGGGAGTCGAACCCACATGACCTTTCGGTCGTCGGATTAGTAATCCGGTGCAATACCATTATGCGAACCTTCCTAGTATCTCCTTTTAATATAACTACTAAAATCCGTTTGTCAAGGGGTACTATTAATTGTCCAATAATTTAAACGTTGAGCATAAATATCGGACGAATGATCTTTCGCATCTGACGTTACTATGTTCCACATTCCTCTCCAAAATCCTATTAATAGTTTTCCTACTAATAATATTTTTTTCTGTATTTTTTCTTTCTCGCTGAATAGTCCAGCCGACGAAAGGTGATACTTTGTTCCACAGTGAAAATACCACGGAGAAAACGGAACCTTTGTTACAATATCCCCGTCGTTGACCCACCGATAATGCGTTACTAAGTTATTAAACTCATTAATATATTCTCGGTTGCCTACGCGCGGAGAACCAAATGTAAATAATGCTTCTACATGTCTATTGATTGGATCTAGTACAAACCGACGAGCCATCAACGTTGCCATTGCCGCACCCAAGCTATGTCCCGTCAGCCATAGTTTTTTATCGGGATGTTGGAGCACATGATTTTTTACATCGTCCCACACATGATCAGTATACGTCCTAAATCCTTTATGGACCTGTCCTTTTCCAGAACGCGAGGGTACTCTGTCAATCGTTAAGTCTGCTTTGATATCACTCCATTGTTTTGGTTCAGTGCCACGACATACGACAATGATATCTTCCCCACCTTCCAATATATACACGTTACTTCCGGCGTTTTCATAAAATGTAGAATCATATCCCATTTTTTTAAACACTTTACCCGCAACATCTGGCTCTTTATATGCAAGATTACTTAGTCTAGCAAATAACGCACTGTGTGCGAGTGATATAGCATCAATCATTTTAATAATCCGTGAAACTTTTTAAATTTAGCAATACGATCTTCCAATCCATGCGTTCCACCATTCACCTTCTTGGTAATAGCGGTTACGTCGGCATCAGTTGCTCCTTTATCTGCTAAGGCATTTAGTGTACGAGAATTCCAAAACCATGCGGCAGAGAGTAATGGATACTTAGTTGCTACAAGGTCTGGGTTTGCCGTGACGTTTTCGTCTACGACTTTATCAAATGATTCGTAATTGACCTTTCCCGTCAATTGAATATATCCACGACCACGATACTTGAACCCGTCACCAGATGCTTCATCACCATTTCCCATGCGACTTGCATATACGAGGTTGGCAATCTTTTCCGGCTTCCGTTCATATTGCAGTGCCTTTGCTTCAGTTGGGAAATATTTTTTAAACGTACCCAATAATCCTTTTGCACCGTAATTTAAATTTTCACTGACTGCCTTGAAGTTTCCACTTTCGTGTGCACATTGCGCGAGAAAGTGGCAGAGACGGAGTGGTGTATTGATTTGAAATTTTTCCATCACACCAGGAATTTGTGAGAGTACTTCGTCGGGAACGGCTCCCTTGAGTTTATTGATATCCATTATTTGATGTCTCCTGAAGTGAGTAAAGTATACGTGAAACTATTTCCGTGAACCTTTGCGGACTTGTTGATGATGGTCATGAACAAGTTGAAATCTTTTACTCGCTTAAAGACTTGACATCCTTCACTCCAGTTTTCTACAAACTCGGATTCCGTTTTTGGATTAGAACGATGTATGTTGATACCAAACAATCCCGTCTCTTTTGTGCTTTCGTCAAATGTCATATCTTTATTCTTATCACGCCACACAGTAACAGGCTTCTGTTGTCCAAGTGCTTCATATTTTCCCTGATGTAACCGAATGGTATGAGATCCTCTGTATTGTCCAGGAACCAGACGAGCCACGCCATTAGGATTGCTGAATTCTTTCACTGCTTTCGTGCCGGGATCCGTGGTACAAGGCCAGATATGAAATTTCCACACACCTGCTTCTTTATAAGAAAGAGTCATCCAATCATCAAAGACGTTGGTGACTTTCTTTCCAGTTGCAGCATTTCTGATACCGACGATATTGACATCTAAGTTTTCACCTTCAAACCACACATAACCTTTGTCTTTTATTGCCTTTTCTATTTGGTCTTTGTTAAATGCCATTGGAATTTCCTCGGCTATTACGAATATCTAATAGCTCCTGTAGATTTTTTTGTTTTGTTCCACCGTCATATTTCCATGCATAACCATTTTCAACCATTAATTCATTTATACTTTTAGATTCCGTTGGTAAATATAAAGTTCCTAATAACCTACCATACTTTTCATCGGCATCCCTTTCGGTTTTTATACGAACAACTTGTGCAGCAGTTAATGTAGTTTCCAACCACTTTTTTGCATCCAATCCCAATTGTTTTTCTTTTAAGTCTTTGGTACGACTTTCTGGTGTATCTATTCCTGCCAATCGGATGGTAGTTGTGACGCTCAAGTCAAATCCTAAATCAATTTCTACCTTAATCGTATCCCCGTCAACGACCTTTAATAATTTTTTAATAGTATATTCATACATCCATATTCTCGTTACCACAGTTTGAACATACGACGGGTTCGTTGTTTACTGCGTGTTCCGCTTTTACTTTGGCAGCAGGGGAAAACTTTTCTAAACCAGCAATACCGAATGATCCGATAGTCAACATCAAAAAGGAATTGTAAATGTATTCCTTAATTTCTAAATGTTGTCCATATACACCCGTCACTACATCTACACCAGCAATAATGACCATGACCGCAAATGCCATAAATCCAATAATGGTCTTTTCATTGAAATCGTTGGTGTCTTTGAAAATACTTGAAAATTTAGAAAATAGACTTTTAGCTTCTGGTAACTTGGTTAAATCTACCTTTGTGTTTCCCATAACGTTCTCCAATTAACGGCGTTCAAGTTTAGTTTCCAAAACCGTTATACGATTTTCTAATGTGGCACGTGCCATTGCCGCTTCCAGTTTTAATGCGGCACGATTTTCTGCTGCTTCTGCCCGAATTTGTTCCATTGCCACCGTGGTTCCTTCGGATGGGATGGGTTTGTTCTCGGCAGTTACAACCACGGCAACTTTATTTTCCAGAACCGTTATTTTATTGTCCATATCAATGAGTGCCGTTAACAAATAACCAACACACGTTAATAAAATGGGTATAGCACCAAAGACTATTTTTTCTACGAGTTCACTTTTTGACTTTGTAACTTCTTCTGACATAACGTTCTCCAATCAAGTAAAGATTAGAAACCTTTATTCTTACACGTAGTCATTAATGTCTTATCCATATAATACGGCATAACCTTACATTCGTTGACAATTAATATATCTGTAGATGTTTTTAACAAGCTCACCGATTCTTCCAATTCTGTGACCTTTGTTTCCAACAATGTGATAGTCGTAACCGCATCGGTAATTTGACTTTCCGTCACCGTGTGTTTCTTTAATGACCCTTTGTCAAATAGTTGCGATGCGGTGGTCAATGTATCAAGTTGGACTTGTAGCGAATCTAGTGCAACTTTATTGTCACCTGCCATTTTTACATACAAAACAAATTGTCCCGCAATTACCATAACCAAAGTAGTAACAACAATTAGTGCTACCACTTTAATTGCGTGAAGTGTTTTGTTGGGAATAAACATGATTATCTACCTTTTTTCTTACCAGTAGTTTTCATCGTCGTATCACCTTTTGATACCACCACGTTGTCACCATCAATTTCCACGTTCATTGCTTCCCGTGCTTCATCTAATTGCTTGATAAGACTCTTGATGATTTCAATTTCTGGCTTCTCTTCTTTTTCCTTTGTACCCGTAATTCCAGCCAACATCGTGATTAATGCCATAACCGCAGTGGATACTAACCCAATCACGGCTGGTAATGATTCCGATGGAAGAAATGCACTGGATACCACCCCGACAATAACCAATAAGACAATCCACGGAATAGCACTCTTTCCGATGTATTTACTTGCTACTTCTTTAGCACTGGACTTAAACTCCATATGCTTTAGTTCACCATCTGCTTTCTTTAATTCCAATTCTGCCATCAACTCACTTTTCTTCAAATCAATATCAGCGAGCAGTTTGGTTTTCTTCAAATCTACTTCAGCCATTACAAGTCTCCGTTAAATGTTATAAAACCTTAACGAACCCTTACGAAAACAAAAAGGTTCCGTGTCGTTAGACACAGAACCTTTTATATAAATAGTGGTAGTGGGGGATTCGAACCCCGATTCCTTGGCCTACCCCATACAGATGACTGAAGTATAGCGCGGTAAAAGTTATAACGAGTAGCGAACCCAATTTACCGCCGTTGTCCCGACCAACTGCACTACCATATAGCACCGATTGGATTTGAACCAACGTAACCTCCCTTATGAGGGGAGTGCCTAAACCACTCGCGCCACGGTGCCATACTACTTACTTCGTAACAACCTCGTATAGTTGTTCAAACTCTTCGTGAGTCGCAACTTCGTCGGCAAAGTTTTGCTTATGATACGTCTTTGCTAACTTGGAAAATACCTTCTTATTCAAGTCCAACTCCTTACAAATGTCGTTCTTGACATTCTTCTGAAGATCCTTTTCTGCTTCCATACGAGCCATTGACGTACTGATATCCTTCAATGCTCCAAGTAACTTAAGTTTGTCGTTCGGTCCCATTGTATTTAACATAATAACCTCTTGTTTAAATTTTTGCCAACATAGCCGCTGCTCGGAACATTCCCGCAGCTTTTTCCAGTTCAACTAACTTATTGTTATCGTCTTGTACATCTTTATATAACAATTCCAACTCATGTGCGTAATATAACATGTTGCTATAACTTATCAACTGCTCTGTGTCAATTAACCCTTCTAACGTATCTACAAAATGTAATGAATATTGCCTCATTCGCATGCATGCGCCGTGAGGTACTTCGTTATTTTTAAATTTTGTTACCACCTCATCAATCGTTGTAGCTATCTCTTCCAAAAAGAAAGATGACTTTGCTCTTTTTATTCCTTGTACATTTTTTACAACGTCCAATGAAGATAATACGCCGGCCGCAACACTTACAATAAGCGAAATCGTCTCCAACATATTTTCATCCATACTAAAATTTTAACGAAACCTGTGTATGTTCGCCAGTTTTTTATTTCCGTAACCGACCGACGACATCCCGAACAATAACCTTTTTCGGTAAGTTTGCAAATTTTAATGCATGGAGATTTTACATCCATCGTATCACGCCAATGATATCAATCAACAACCACGTGGCGTTTACAATAACCATTGGGTAATCGTGTTTATTCCAAAAACTATGTAACATACCCCCGTGTCCAAAAAAGAATAGTGCGTAGGGAACGCTGGGTGGGATGTTAGGCACTCTTCCCGCTAACATAATTCCACCAATAACTAGTAAGAAAACTGCCCACCACTTTCGTTTGACGATTTTATGTTCATCGGTTTCTGACAGTGTTTTGGGTTTTGCGTACAGAATGTGTTTCACTTAAGATTTCTCCACCCAACTGGTAGAATACAATTGCGTGGAGCGTTTTTAAACATGGGAGCAATATCGGTGTCCTCATATCCACCAAGTCCACACCCAATCTGTGTTACCTGGAATGTTAGGTCTGGGTTTAATTCCGCGTAACGTAGCAACTTATCTACATATAATTTTATTTTATTCAAAGGTAAAAACTTTAAGTGCTCATCTTTTACAGGGATGGCAAAACTACTCCCCTGTGGCCCATACCCTTCACCGTAGATTGCACCGTGATCTTCGTATGCACGTAATGCCATCCCAGTCGTATGTCTACCTTCTATATTACTTGAAAATACAAATACTCGTTTGTTCTGCATAATTATCTCCTATGTAACAGAGGACGGGGCCGGATTTGAACCGGCGTGGGATTTCTCCAAGGGTTTTGCAGACCCGTGCTTTCAGCCACTCAGCCACCCGTCCATTATTTATTTTTCCGTATATACCTCAAATTCTTTAAATACTAGTTCAATGTCAGAGTATCCCTGTTCAGCTAGTTTGTTCTTTAGAATATCTTCTGCCATCACCACCAGCATCTTTTCAAAATTGGTGACAATACCTTCTTCAAGTCTACTGGTCATCAATAATTTACTTTCGTCTTTTTTACACAAACTTTCGGTCCAATCCGTCAATGGCCATAATATACAATGAACCATCTCGTGAATAGCAACTGATACCACATCATAGTGACTCAGTTCGCCCAGTTGCTTTGTATTACACCGAATGACCGCTTCTTTGTATTCTGGTGACGCTTCACAATCTGCGGTATTCTTCATCCGACTGGAATATCTAACAGTAATGTGCCAGTCACTCAAATTCAAGTAGGGTTGGAGAATTTCAATTGTCTTGGCAAACAATATTTTTTTTGTTATACGTTTTTTCCGTGGCATCTGAAGTCCCCGATTGGTGATATTTTATAATGGTTTTATTTTGCCTAAAACATCCTCTATTTTACTTTGAGTTTCTGTATTACAATGATTATATATATCCATAAGACTCGTTTCCAAGTACCATGCACGACCAAATAATTGTGTAATATAACGGGTACGTTTCCTATACCTTATTATAAATACCAACAACGTAGTTATTAAAACAACGTTTAAAACTATAGAATAGATTAACATATTTTTCAGGTAAGAGTTTTTTATATATAATTGTTAAACGAATTTATGTCAAGTCCCGTATTATATATTATTAAAAGGTCTACTTGACAAACGACATTAACGAGATTAAGTTGAGAGAACATTCAGGAGAACACTTATGAGTAATTCTAAATTAGAACGTTATATAGTCTACGCAAAATTAACCGTATGGGGAGAATCTCCTGAAGATGCGTTAGATTACGCATATACCGCCGTTGACAACTCTGATTTGTTAACACAAGACGGCATCGTTGGCATTGAATTGATTGACGATACCGACAGTATAGAACTCGTAGAGGAGGAGGAAACAGGTTATGGAGAAGACGAAGATTCAGAAGATTATTAAAGATATTGTTTTTTGGACAGGCGTGGCAGTTGTAATCGGTGCACTCGCTTGGGTTATTAGAGAGGACACCAAACGTACTGCAATTGTAGAAAGTGCTCGCAAAGACGCTATTTGTCCCGCTCTGCTAAGTGTCAGTCGTTCGGCACGAGATACGTTGATTGTCATGAAGGCAGAACCACTTTGCAACGTATTTGTTTTGGATAGTTTGAAGTAATCTTACTATTTATTTGTAGTATAACACGGAGTTTGATATGAGTACAGAAGGGTGTAATACCAATCATAATCCGTTATGTGCAACATTAATATTTTTTGCAGGTTGCGTCTTGGGTACCTATGCCGGTCATACACCAGGTATAGGTCACCATGACGTTATTGCTGTTGGTGTATCAACTATTGTTTTTTATTTAACCCAAGTAGTTTTTCCAAAACGGTTACGTACAGGTAAAATTAAATAAGGTTTTTTTGAGTCATGTAACCTTATTGAGATTATCACATGGCAACTGAAAGACTTTGGGGGGAACTTAATACAGCTATATTTGGTACACTTGGAGCAATAGTTGCGGGTGGTGTTGTACAGTACGTCACAAAACTTTCCAATAAGAAAAAGGATAGATTAGAAGAACATTTATCCTTACGTAAAGAACTTCGTGAAGAACTTGATGCAGTAAAAGAAGAATTATATTTATTGCAAAAGTCTCTTGACGAATGGAAAGAAAAGTACTATCATCAAGTAGAAGTGACTAACGAACTAAAAATGGAGGTGTCACGGCTAACCGATGAGTTAAATGAGTACAAAGCAACAACAGGTACTTATACCGTAATTAAACCAAAGAACGATGATTAATGCCCCTTGACATAAGGATTTTGAATGACTATTATAGAAACGGTTTTTGTAGTTTCTACTGTAATCAATTTTATATCAATATTTCTAGTGTTCGTGGTATTTGCCAATTTAATAAAAATTAAAACTTTGATTGAGCAAATGCACGTAGGACTTGGAGGTATCGTCAGTAAAATAATGTTTATAGAACAAACTACATCTAAGATGGCACAAGGGTTTACTGAATTTATTCAGATGACCGAAGGGATGGTTGACCAAATTGATGATACACGAAAATTTGGTCAGATTTACAAAACTAGTGATGGAAAGTATTCTGCGAAAACATTGGATGAATTAATTGATAAAATTAAAAACAGTGGCGAGGAGTCTGAATATTTTTCCGATGATGAAATTAGTAAGTTGAAAAACTTGTTTGAACAGGACGAAGATGATAACTTTGAAGAGGATGAAGACGATTCATGATAATGAATGAAAAGCAGTTACAGTCTTTGCTAAAAAAGACACAGAAGAAGTCGGAAGAAAATCTTGCTAAGAAACAACAATTAGCAAATAAGGTAAACAAGAAAGAAGAAATAGAAGAAAATACGGAAGCTACCGACATGTTTCGGGAAATGAAGAAACTTCCATTCAGTGAATAAGTAAGCGCTTAGTACAATGTGATCACACTACAATTTATAAAATATTAATACGTTATCACATACGTAGTTATAAACGTATATCCGTAGGATTGCGTCTTATAAAAGAAAAAGTACCAAAAAGAAAAGTTTAAAAACGTTAATAATATGATATTAGAAAACTTTGGTAAAGGTTGGAGAGATAAGTTTGAAGATAAACTAAACGCTCTCTTTGAAAAACTACCTAATATAACACTTCAGAACATAGAAAGATATAGGGGTATGTTAAGAATTAATATTCAGACCCTTGACAAACATACCCAATACATTGTAGATTGTGTAACCTACGTTATGGAACGGGAATCGGTACGTACCTGTGAAAGCTGTGGTGCGTACGGATTCAGAAGGCAACATGACGAATGGATGGTAGAAACAAAATGTTTATGTCTCCCGTGTTATACAATGGAAGTTGATAACACACTTTCTCAACAAAACAAGTAGTAGAGGATTTTATGTTTTACACAGAAGAAGATGTACAACCTGCCGTGGATATGGCTACTGAATTGTTTGGTACAGTGGGTAATATGTCAGCAGAAAAGAGTGTATTGAAGAATATGATTATCTTCAGTAAGCAGTATGGCAAGTTGTGGTACGGGGATATTGAGGATCACATGGACAATATCAATACAAAGTGTAATCAAATTGCCCAGAAACTTAATATTAACGTCGAACCAATTAATGACGTATAAAAAATACCCCTTGACATCAAGTAACAGATAGGTTATTATACAAGAGTGTCACGTGAAGCAAGGCACAGACACACTAAATCAATAGTCCTTGCAAAAAAACTACTAACTGTAGAGGTTATGTATGCGCAACACTAATTCAACGCAGCGTTTCACCGTTAAGACGTACACCCCTGATGAGTTTGATCGTACCGCCAACCGTATGAAGAGCTGGCTTTACAGTCTCGCTCGTCGTCGTTCCACTGGCACGGTTACCGCCGATGACGCCCACACCTACCTTGATCGTGAAGGTGTCCGTCCGCAGCAGGTTCGCACTCGTCTTTCTTTCATCAATTCCGTTCTTCGTGAACCGAATTTTGAATACGCCGGTGTGACGAACTCGACTCGTCCAGCAGCACGTGGTCGCGCCATCACGGAGTGGACAGTTGCATAAGTAAAATGTTGTTTTAAAATACAACTTTAATACTTATCAGAATAGAAATGGGGATATACTTCCTCATTTCTATTTTGTCTTTTGTATGAGAGTATTTTATGAACGAACGAAAGTATCTAGAAAATGAAATTAATGAGTTGCGATATGAATTGTCTGTTACGATCCCCCAAGAGATGCAAAATGCTATTGAAAGCGGGGATCTAAAAGAAAATTCTGAATTTTCCGAAGTGATTTCCAGACAGTATTTTGCGAGTATACGACTACAGCAATTGATCGACAGATTAAATACTTATAAAGCTATTAATTTACAAAATGTTTCAAAAACTAACGTAGGCGTAGGATCAATTGTTGAAGTAAATCATCTAGAAGAGAATAAAATAGTCACGTTTAAACTCGTCTTGGGTGCAATAACTGATGCCGCAACCACGGAGTATGTAGAAGTAACCTCTCAGTCACCGATTGGAAAGGCTTTATGTGATAAGCAGGTTGGTGAAACAGGAGTTGCGTCATTGCCAAAAGGAAAAGCAACATATAAGATTATAAGTATTAAAACATTGCATGATCAACAACCTTGACTTTCTGTTGATTGATATGTATATTTAAAGACAATGATTTCGGAGGTGTGTATGTCTACGGTTACGAAAGAAATAAAGACACGAGTTATACTGGACTTTGGTCCATCTACCGTGATCATTTTAGCAGAGATGTTACTAGTAGTCCTTAAAATATTAGGTTATATCAATTATTCATGGACACTGGTTTTGTCTCCAATCATTTTGGTTATTCTCGGTGCCTCTATAATTTTATTTTTTACACTTATAAAGGTTATTAAGGATAATTTGTTTTAGGGCCCGCCTGGTTTCGACGGGGTGTGGATGATTAAGCTTTGTACCTCGTTTGGTAAGACGAGTAAAACAGACCAAAAAATCTAACTGGCAACTATAATTTAGCCCTCGCTGCTTAATTGCAGCCTGACGAAGTGATCTGACCCACGTAGGGTTACTTTGTTCATTTACGTGGTATAGTGTTAGTAAGGGACCGTAGCTAACATGATACACAACTGTCCTATGTCCGACTTATGGTTGTTCCTTGTCAAGAGGCGGACGAAATATTACAAGGAACTACGTACATAAAAACTTAGTAGGAAGCAATCTCGGACAGGGGTTCGACTCCCCTCGGGTCCACTCAACGGTTGGTGTTTATATTTTGTCGGAGTAAACAATGTATGAAAAAATTAAACACTACCTCAAAAACATATTTCGTACAAATTCAGAAAAAGAATTTATTGAGTCCGAATGTGTGAAAGTTATGCAGATGATCGTAGAAGCAAAAAATTTAGCTCAATTGTTTAACGCACGTGCAAGATTAATTGAGTTAAATGAGAGAATCAAGAAATTAGATTCTCCAGTGTGGGCAAAAAACAAAGTAAAATTTCTAGAAGCTCGGTGGAACAAACAATACAGACTTTGGAAAGCACGAGGTTAACATGGCACTGAAACGTAGAATCAAGAAGTTGTCGAAGTCAGAAGTCCGTAAAATTAGCGGTAGACACTATTTGATTTGTGGTGAATGTGGTAATGAAGAAGTAGAAGTTCCGTCCGATGTAGCTCGTGTAACGTGTGCGCACTGCGTACAGAAAATGGTTGCACCACCCACAGGATATAAAAAAGAATCTACTGGTACACCGAAGCCCCGTGGCTGGCATTTTAAGATGTACTTTGAACAAGACGGAATTGTGTATTCCAAAGGCGTTGAAGTAACGGATCCTGCGGAAATCAAACGTCTTAAGAAAGAAAATACATCTGACGCAGTACCCAAGCCTTCAATTAAGAAAGTAGTTAAAAAAGTAAAAGTCACAAAAAAGACACCGAAAAAAACTTCGGTTAGAGGTCGAAAGAGTGCTCGTTCTTCCAAATAAATCTGCTCAAGTCTGGGACAAGTTCATCACAGAGAACAAAGTTCTTGTATACAAGTATATACTACGTGAACTTAACAGGAACTTGACAACAACTAATGAACGTATTGAACTCTTCAAGTTTGAAGACGAGAGTATGTTCGCATGGATCCCTAGACGTAAAGTATTAGATACATTGGATGAAGCATTAAAAATTTTCGTAAAAGCAGAAGAATACGAATATGCGCAACGGACAAAAGATCTTATGATCAAATATCAAGTTGATAAATTGATCAAAGAATCAAATAAACCAGAGGAATGATTTATGGAGTTTGAAACAACACGGTGCGTTGTTCTCAATTCTACATACGAACCTATATCCATTACAACATCAAAACGTGCATTGCTCTTGATTCTGGAAGGAAAGGCTGTTATTGTTGAGGAACACCCTACATTAGAAGTCCGATCTCCAAGACAAACATTTAAAGTACCATTAATTGTTGCCTTAAAAATGTTTGTACGAGGAAGAAAGATCTTTAGAACATCAGCCGCATTGAGTCAACGTAATTTGTTTATACGTGACAACTACACTTGTCAATATTGTAATAGATCTAGGGCAGAGTTACGTAGTTTTGAGTTCTTGACACGAGATCACGTAATTCCAGAATGTAAGGGTGGCAAGTCTACGTGGGATAATTTGGTGACTGCATGTTCTACATGTAATAACAAGAAAGCAGACACCGATCTGGAAGATACGAATATGACGTTACTGAAGAAGCCCGTTACACCCACGTTGTTTGAGTTGTGGATGAAAAATAGTCAAAAGAAGTTATCCATGTACCAACTTAATTAAATTTTACTCAAAGGTTATTTTATGTTTACGATTGAAAACTCAGAAGAAAAGATTCAAGCAAATTATGAAAAGTTTATGGAGTACATCAACGCCGATCCTCGTGCGGAACAGTTGAAGGAAATGTATTCCGTTATGCAGGATGAACTCATGATGGCACCTGCTTCCGGAAAGGCGCATTTCCATAATGCATGGCCGGGTGGATATCTTGATCACGTACTTCGTGTCACGGAAACTGCTTTGAAGATGGCATCACTGTATAAGACACTTGAGGGTGACGTAAACTTTACAAAGCAAGAACTTATCTTTGCCGCACTCCATCACGATCTCGGAAAGTTGGGTAACCCAGAAGAAGGTCCGCACTATGTTGATCAAGACTCGGATTGGCACCGTAAACGTGGCGAGATGTATAAGATGAATGACAACCTTCAGTACTTTAAGATTACGGATCGCGCCTTATTCCTGTTACAGAAATACAACATTCAAATTACCCAGAACGAATGGTTAGGAATTAAGTTGTCAGACGGTCTATATGACGAAGGTACAAAGAGTTATCTGATTAATTTTGCTCCATATGCAATGAAAACAAATCTTCCCCGACTTATTCACTGGGCTGATCACATGGCATGTTCGGTGGAAAACGATAAGACTCGGTTTTAATTTAAATGGACAAAGTATAACAAAACGTTATATTTTGTCCATTTTGTTATACTTATTTTTAGGGACGCCTTCGGGGTTCCTACGCCGTTATCCAATAGTGGAAACGGAAAACATAATAAAGGAGAACACTTATGACAAAGTGGACAGTTCAGCGGGTACCAAAATCGGTTATTGAGAAGGAAATGGAATTCAATCGGGATAATTTATTGAATACATTTGACAGGTTTTTTGATGATGCTTTCCGTGGTCAGTTCCCAGACATCTACAAGAATTTTGGAATTGAACCGTTTAGTAAGGCAGCATACCCAAAAGTTAACGTTTTATCATTTGACGATAAAGTTGAAATTGAAGCAGAAATTGCAGGATATAACAAGGAAGACATCACTATTCAAATTGAAGATGATGTATTAAGTATTGTTGGAAAGACGGCGCAGCAAAGTGAGCAAACTGATAAATCTGTTTATCTACTTCGTGAATTGAAGCGTAGCTCGTTCAGTCGTTCATTTAGACTCACGGATCAGCTGGATCCAGATAAGGTGGATGCGTCTTTCAATAATGGGTTACTTCATATTACTATTCCACGTAAAGTTCAAACTAAGGAGAACAAAGCGAAGA